ATATGGAGTTTGATGAGTATGCGGGTTGCTCGTATGCACTAGCATTTGCAATGCTTAAAGAAAGACACTCAATTACAAAGGATAAAAATGGAACAAAAATCTGAAGAATGGTTCACAGCCCGTTTGGGCAAAGTTACCGCTAGTCGTGTGGCAGATGTAATCGCCAAGACCAAATCAGGCTATTCCGCTAGTCGGGACAACTACATGGCGCAATTGATCTGTGAACGCTTGACAGGACAAAAGGGCGAATCGTTTACCAACCCTGCCATGCAACACGGGGTTGACACCGAGCCTTTGGCGCGGAGTGCTTACGAAAATGCCCGTAATCTGCTGGTAAAAGAAGTCGGCTTTATCAACCACCCACGCATAGAAATGGCTGGCGCAAGTCCAGATGGAATGATTAGCGATGGTGAGGGTGTCTTGGAGATAAAAGCGCCTCAAACGGCTACGCATTTGGACACATTACTAGCAGGCAAAGTGCCAAGTAAATATATTCCCCAAATACAGTTTCAAATGCTGTGTACAGGGGCAAAGTGGGCGGACTTCGTTTCATACGACCCCCGTCTACCAGAGCATCTTCAGTTGTTCGTGCAAGAGGTTGAGTTTGACCCTGAGTACGCTGCAATGTTGGAGAAAGAAGTTGTCTTATTTCTTACAGAATTAGACAATAAAGTAGCAAAGTTAAAGGAAAAATATGAGTAAAACACAATATGAAGTCAGCGTAATTTCTGGCAAATACACCAACAAAGATGGCGCAGAAAAAAACCGCTATCAACGCATTGGTTCGGTTATCGAGACCAAAAACGGGCTTATGCTGAAGTTTGACTGCATCCCAGTAGTAGAGGGTGGGTGGTCTGGTTGGGCATATATGAACGCACCAAAGCCAAAGGATTTTGATGACACTATCGACTTTTGATCACCCAAGGGTAAGGAATAGCGACCCAATGACAAGTTGGGTAGCTGCGGGGTCTGCCAAAGACCTCGCTAAAGCCCACGCCACCAAGATCATCCAATGCCTCACAACCCACGGCAGTCTAGGTAAGGATGGTATTGCTCACCATAGTGGTTTAGATGCAAACCAAGTCGCTAGGCGGTTGCATGAGTTGGAGATAGAGGGGGAAATCTGCTTGACTGGAAATGTGGTTAAGTCAAAATCTAACCGACTAGAAAGAGAGTGGAAGATAACCCCAATCCAGAGGGAATTGCTATGAATGCCTTTCACAAAGACTTTATGAAAACCTACTACCCTAATTTTTGGTCAACACCTAGAATAGAGCCTAAAAGGGATATTAGGGTTCGCCAATTCCATGTTTTTGCGAGGGCAAGATATGTTAAGTAGTATTCTTACCATTATTGTTGTGCTACTCATTGGCGCAGCTATTGGGGCGGGCATCCTGATCGCAGTCTTGTGGGTTAGCGTAGATAAAGATTAAGCGTATGGGCGTGTTCCAAGTCGGTCGATTATGAGCGCTTGCTTGCGTGGTGTTGCGTTAGCATCGTTAGGCACAGAGACATGAGTCCACCCACCACCTTTAACGGGGTCAGAAAACTCCCTGATCACTTGGTCGTATCCAATCCCAGACGCAATAATAGCCTTCACCACCTCATCAGGAGTCATGCTAGGCACTCTCAGGTCAGCAGCGCACCCTACCCTATGCTGAGAGGTATCTTTGCTTCCTACCGCGTCATTAACCGCTTTACTGCGGAACGCGCTGTTAACCATGATTGGCTTACCGCCAAGCACAGTTTTGACTGTTTCAAGAAATTCAGCCAATCTTTTAAGGTTTGCAAGTTCTTGTTCATTTGGTGTGTTCTCCAGTTCCCGATGCTCGGTATGTGTTAACTCTTCAAGTGTGAAATGCTCTGTAAGGTTCATTTTTTAACCATTGCTTTCATATCTTCTGTTTTGTCTTTACTGCCTTGACTAGAGCCAAAGTAAAACGATAACACTTGACCAGCCGCGCTAGTAATAAACCCAAGTGCAAAAATAACCAATTGTTGTTGGTCATTAGGCGTATCTACAAACATCAACACACCTATTAAACTAAACGCTAACCCAACAACACCCAAGGCTAAAACAGGCACTACTAACTTTTCTAACTTGGTAGCGTTCTCAGAAGTTGCAACAGCAGCGTATGCCTTACGAGCAGAGTCTCTGTCTTGAGCATCTAACTTAGCGTACTCTAACTCTAGTTCTTGGAGTTTCTCAGCAGCTTGTGGGTCACCCGCAATAGCCTTTGCAACAGCATCAATGGAATCAGAAACACCAAACTTATTAGCCAAAGCGGTAACAGCAACACCACCCAGAGGGCCAGCCACAGCAGTTGCCAATGTGGGTGCGATACCTTTGAGAATATTGAATAGTTCATTCATTTACTTTCCTTCAGTTCTTGTTTAAGTTTGCGTAGTTCCCTGATTTCTTGCTTGAGTTGGGCTTTCATATACAGCGTTTCGATGTAGGCAATGGAGGTCGTAGCAACGATCAGGCACAACGCTACCGCGCTTAAAACCCACCCGATAAGACGCGCAGTTGCCACATTAGCCACCCAAATAGTGATGATACAAATACCACAGCAATTACTCCACTTGTTAACTCAATAGCCCTGATCTCTTCCTGTTCCTTTTGCCACCGCAATAGTCTAATCCTACGCACCATTTCCGATCTAGCCCATTGTTGTTCTTGTTCTATTTTGTTGTGCATTACTAAAAATCTGCTATACAAATCCTTTAATTCTGGAGGCGCATAAATCATTGCCTCTCTGGTCTGTTCCATTAACTTCTCAAGTTGTATGGTAATTAACACCCTTTCCACCGCCTTCTTTGAGGTGTTTTGCTCTGGGTTGTAATTACTCTTAGATTCCTCTTCAAGTTCTAGATAATGGTTGTTTATTTGTTGTTGTGTGTCAAACAAAAGCCCAAGATTATCGCCAACGCTTTTAATTAAATTTAGTTCTAGTTGTTGGTAAGTCTGTTTGGTGGCAGCTTTCGCTTGCGCCACAGGCTTGATTTCGTCTGGTTTGGTGACAAAGAAACCAACAACCCAATCCCAAATTCCTTTGACTGCTTTAAGGTCTGACTGCACTCCCTCGATGGTCTTTTTAGCACTTTCGAGTTGTATGCGACCCTCGTGAAGAAAATCAACCCCTTGACGAATTGCTGAAAATGCGCCTTGAGCAATAAGTAAGAGGCTGAAAGGGTCAATGTCACACTCCGATTAGTTTCTTGACAAACTCGGCAGCCACGCCAGGCCCGAGCAACACGACCAAAATCACCGCATACAGCAGATATTCAATCTTTGCCATGCGCTTCTCGCCCGTAGACAAAGACTCGTCTATACGCTTATATCTTTCAGCGCACAGAACTTCGTGAATCGCTAGGCGTGTCTCAGTATCCTCAAGCATTTTCTAATGCCGTGATACGGGCGGTTAGTGCGTTGATTGTTTCGGCTTGTGTGTCGTTTATTGCTTTTAGTTCTTGGATTGCTTTGACAAGGATAGGCACAAGCACAGAAGTTTTAATAGACTTAATAACATCATCTGGGTCATTTGGTGATATTGTGTTATCAATCAAAGAAGGAAATACTTCTTCAAATTCTTGTGCAATAAAACCAATCTGCTTGCTGTCTGGGTCAGTTTTAAAGTTGAAATTACGAACCTTCAACTGCATTACATCGTTTAGTTTTGGGCTTGCGTCAACAACATTTTCTTTTAGTTTTATATCTGATAATGCGCCATAACTGTTGTTTCTATTTACAACATTTCCGTTTCCGTAAATATACAGTTGGTCTTGACTATTTGCACTACCGATATACAAATAAGAAGATGTATCGTTGGCTCCTGTACCCAATGTCGCTCTTACACATTGCGAGCCAGAACCTGTAGTGTTTGTAAAATTTGCTATTGAATTTGATGCGCCTTTTGTTAGACAAATTCCTCCACCAAAACTAGAACTTGATTGTCCCACCAGCAAGTTACCGCTAGAGTCAATACGCAGGGCTTCATTGCCAGCGTAATATGCACGTAAATAAGTAGAAGCATCGCTTTGCCAACTCCATGCACCAGCGTTATCCCACATAAAATATTGACCCGCACTAACAAATACATTACCAGCAACTTGCAGTTTCTGTGTTGGAGAAGCAGTACCAATCCCCACATTCTGTGAAGTCGAAACAGTAATCGCAGTAGTGCCAGCAGACTGCAAAGTTAGCGCAGTAGCTGCGGCACTTGAGAGTGAACTGATAACTGGAGTTGTTAGGGTCTTGTTGGTTAGTGTCTCTGTACCCGCAAGCGTTGCCAATGTTCCCGTAGTAGGTAAAGTTACATTGGTTGCACCCGTTAAAGTTCTTGTAAAAGCAAAGTTGCCAGAACTTGTAACAGTAGCTGCCACATTGTTTGCAACCCCCGTACCGCCTTGATCAGCACCTAAAGTACCCGTAGACACCAAACCCTTAGATGCGTCCGTAAACACAGGCTTAGTGGCTGTCAGACTAGACAAGATAGGTTGGGCGGTTAGCGTTACTACGCCTGTAATTCCTAGTGTGCTTTGCAAGGTCACAGCACCCGCCACATTAGCCGTTGTGCCTACATAAAGAGCCTTGGCTATACCTACCCCACCACCAGTAATGATCGAGCCTGTGGAGATGCTAGAAGAGTCCGTTACTAGGCTAGAAGTAAACCCTTGGGCAAAGGTAATCCGAGCCGTTGTGGTAGTTTGTCCGTCCTTTGTGATGGCGGTTGTTAAACCAGTAGCCAAATCATTGGTCAAAGAATTGAACGCTGAAGACGATATGACTGTGCCTGCTACTACTGGTTGACCAGTAGTGTTGATGGTGAATGTTCCACTTCCGTTGTATGACATGGCTTATTCCTTATGGTCTGTTGGGTAGCATATTGTTTAACTCAATCCGAGGTGGTTGTTGAGCTGCCAATAAAGCCGCTAATCTAGCCTGTTGTGCTGTCATAGGAACTTTGCCTGTTAAATTTGTCACGGGTTGAGTGGCTTGCCCCAAAGCATTAGCCAATTGTCCATACTTGTAAGACGCTTCACCGACCAAACGGGGAGAAGATGCCATGAGGTCAGCCGCAGCCAATGCAGGCCCACCAGCCCCATACGCCAAATAAGACGATGGAATGTTTGTTGCGCTTTGTAAGCCTCTAGGCAATTTACTGCTTAAAGCCTGCCCCGCTAATGCAGGCATCATCTCATTACCGCCTGCCTTCTCTAATTCTCTTGCCATGTCCAATCTATTTCCATAGTTGGTGTTGACATTGTTTCGCATTAAAGACTGCAATTTACGCATTGCGGTATCGGCAGAGGCTTTGTCTCCCAACGATAAAGCGCGTTCAATTTCTTTGATCTTGTCACTAGACTGAGAGTAATCCGACATTACTTTGGAATACTCAGGGGCTTGCTTACTAATTTCTTTCTTTACAGAATCGTAGACCTCTTTAGCCGCAGAGTAAGCCGTTTTAGACTCTCTAGGAAGTTTCTCAATAGACTCCCAAATGCTTTGTTTTAACTTATCTATGCCTTCTGGGGTGTGGTACTGAGCAGGGTCAGAACTCTTCCAATCATCGACCTTGGCTTTGATGTCATCCAATACATCGGCTGCGCCCTGATTAACCACCTTGCCCTTGTAAGACGAATATTTCTGTGCGTCAGCAATGGCTTTGTCAATGCCTATGAAATCTAGTTGGGTCTTGTCGTTTTTGATGTTGACCATGCCAGACCGATATTCGGCTTGTTTGTCCAAATTCATCTTGGCAAGGTTAGATTTAGCGTCATCCAAGACTTGCATCATTGGGACTGTGCCACGCATATTTTCTACAAATGTTTGGTTGCCTTCACGACCCGCTTTGACCGCTTGGGTAATTGGCTCTGTGCCTACGCCTGTTTTTAAGCCTAAACCGCCTTTGACAAGTGCGCTTGCCATATCAGCAGTCTTTGATACGCCTTTGGTGGCCAAAGTAATAGGATTAGTTATATCCGATGCAGTTGATAGCGTAGAGGCTACTTTGCCAGCCATAGGAATGCGCCCTGCTAAAGCTGCGCCACCACCCAACAAAGTAGACAAATCACCCATAGCACCCACAGGGTCGGTCGCTATTGTGTTCTTGATGCCTTCAACCGAGCCATAACGCTCTTTCATTGCGCCACCCACCGCAGTAGCTGCATCCATTGCGCGTTTAGCCGCTTCGGGGTTGCTCTCAAATTGGTTTACAAAGTCCACAACGGGCTTTGGCAAGGCTTTTTGTAGTGCGCCAGCACCTACATCTAGCAACCCAGAAACTGTTTGAACAGGGTTGGTAACCGCTTGATATAGCCCTGTTGCCATGTTGGTGGCACTAGGAATAATGTTTTGTACCGCCTGACCCATCATCTCCCCATAACCCATGTATTTAGGTTGTTGGGGGGTTTGTTGGACAACCTCCCAAGGGTTAGTGGTTGCTGGCGCGACTGAAACAACTTCCCAAGGGTTTTTATCCATTACTTCACCTGAACTGGTTTACCGTTTTGTAATGTCCATTTCTGACCATTAGCAAAGGTGGTGGTTTGCCCTTCTTTTAAGGCACTTACTGGTGGGGTGTTAACAGATGGATTGTAAAAATCAGATTTTTCTTTGAACCCTTTTACATCGTAACCCGCCTTGCCTAAGTTATCTACTGTGGTGTTGCGTTTAGCATCAATTAAAGTCTCGCGTTCTTCCATCCTGTTTCTGATCATTGAGGGACTCATGCCAGGGTTAATGGATGTCTTTTCCCATGCCTTTTGCTCACCCGCAGTCAATGACGCCCCAAACAAAGCATTTCGTGCAATGTTGTCATTAGCCGCATGAGATGCCCACCACTCTGCTTGTGCTTGGTTATCACCACCAAATTTACTGCCTATTACATTGGCTAACTCACCGCCCATTTGTAATTTGTAGCCAGCATATTTGTCGTCAAATGTGTCTTTAAGTCTCTTTTGTGTTCCCAAAGAAGTATCAATATCAGTAATTTTGTTAACTTCACCAGAAGTCAATGGCTTTTCTTTTGCGCCAATTGGTTCGCCATTTATCAAAGCAGGCTTAAATTCTTGTGTGTCTTTATTTACAAAACCACCTCTTGCAGAATCATATTCAATTCTATCTTTAGGGCTTTGTTTTAAAGAAGCAATCAATTTTGCGTTTTCTTTTCTGGCTTCTATTGATTCCCTTGAAACATCTGCTCTTGAAATCCTGTCTTGTTCTTTTTCAGATTGTCTTGCTAGTCTATTCTGTTCATTTTGATTTGCAGTTTCTGCAAGTCTTTCTTGTTGTTGCGATCTAAGGAAATCTTTTTGTGATTCTCTTTCGGCTTTTGCAGCTTCCATTTTTGGAATATCCATCATTGCTTGATAACCTAAGTTTTGCAATAAAGGATTGGTTTTTGCCGAAATAGCGTAAGCCATTGCTTTTTTCATATCGCTAGGTACAGCAGCTTGTGCGGGTTGTATATATCCACCTTGGATTGGTTCACCACCTTTTTGAACGCCTTGTGCGTCCATGTAAGGTTGTGTCAATTCTGTGGATATGCCTTGGGGTGCGCCTTGGGGTGCAGGGCCTGCCAATTCCTTTTGTGGAGCAGCAGGAGTACCTTCATATAACTTTTGAAAATTGCCTAATTCTTCTTGTCCTTGTGCTTGGTATTTTTCTGCCAAAGCTGATTGTTGCTCTAAGGCTTTTCTTTGCATCATTCCAGAGGTATAACCTTGTAACATTTTGGCTAAACCAGCGTAAGGACTAAACTTTACGCCTGCTTGTTGTGGCACTTCTACGGGTTGCATCGCTTGTTGACCAAGCAATTCAGCCATCCTCATGCGCTGTGCAATAGCCGCGCTTTCTGCCGTGTAAGGGCTTAAATTGATGTCAGCCATTTATCCTCCCGTAATCAACCATCATGTAACCAGTATGGTGTCTGCCGATAGCCTCTGGCATGACCTTCTCAACTTCTTGAGCCATAACACCAATTTCGTGTCTGCCCATGATGTCGTATTCGTATATGCCGATTCCCAATTTATGAGTGCCAATGCGCTTGATATTGGATTTCAGTCTGCGGTCAGAGAACGCTAGTGGGGCTGCGTTCATCATTCCATACGCACTTAAACCAGCACCACCCAATTGAAATAATCCCGCATTTTGAGCATTTGCTGACCCGACTTGTTGGTTATAGATGTTTTGGTTGTATTGACCTTCTTGAGCAGTAGCGTTAGCAATTGGCGCAGCTTGCACATTAGCCCCTTGATAAGCCCCAAACTGAGGATTCTGTATCTGAGACCCAGACATAAGGGCTGTAATCTCATTAAGAGGCATTTGCCGACTAGAGATTGCTTGTGCCAAAGCCTGTTGTTGGGCAGTATTGCCAAACTGACCGCCTTGTAGGGCTTGGTTAAACCCTTGGGCGTTTGCGCTTGTATCTAAGCCTATGCCCGTCAAAGCCGCTTGTGTTCTTGCATCGTTTTCTTGTTGACCAAGTAACTTGATGGCGTTGTCGTAGGCTTCTGTGCCTGGTCGCAAACCCTGATTGATCAATTGGGTCTCTGTGCTGACGCGGTTTCTTGCTAGGCTAGGCTCTAGGCGCGACATGATTGCTTCTTGACCCGTAGTGCCTGCGTTTACAGGCATCTTGGCTATCCCAGAGGTATCTAGCGCGGTTTGGACGCTCGGGCCACCAAACTGAAAAGGCGTACCCATTACGTTTTGGGCAGTTGAAATTCCTTGTGAACCAAGGTTAGCCAATCCTAATTTAGTAGCGTTTTGGGCTTCTAATATCTTTTGTGATTCAGGCGATAAATTTTGCGTGACAGTAGGCACATCACCTTCATAGGTAACAGTCTGATTGCCATAAGGCGAGTAAACATTAGGATTGCTTAACTTAGCAGTCGCTCTCGCTGCCTCCACATTGGCAACGCCTTGCGCTTGAGCTGCACCTACATAGTCAGGCGCTGGTGGTGGTGATGGCGCACTTTTTCCCATATCTTTCCCCTAAAAAGCGACAATCTTCTTTTAGCATTGTCAACAAAACAATATCCCCAAGTGGGTGAGCATCTTTGATT